AGTGCGGGGGACTTCAGGAGCGTAGCAAATGGCTGCAGGTCCGATGGAAAAAGCTGTGCGGGTCACACTTCGGACGCTCGAGGTCGACGCAACGAAGGATGCGCGCGGTCGGTTGGCGATCGTGCTTGCAGTGACGCTAGATGCAGGTGCGGGCATGGCAACAGCAGCCGTGTCACGTGAACTACGGGCAACGCTGACTGAATTGGAGAACCGCGATGGCGGTGACACAGATGGATTCGCTGACCTCTTACGAGAGTTGTCAGCCCCGGTGGTCAACACCAAGAACTGATCGACCAACCTTGGGTGGTCGTGTCGCACAGATCGCTGAGATCCTGGGCACACCGCTGATGCCGTGGCAGCGACACGTTGCCGATATCGCCTACGAGATCGACCCTGACACCGGGCGCCTGGTCTATCGCGAGATCCGGCTGACAGTCCCAAGGCAGTCAGGCAAAACAACGCTGATGCTGTCAGCCATGACGCACCGATGCGTTGCGATGGGTGGTGTGCAGCGTGTCAGCTACACAGCGCAAACAGGTAAAGACGCAAGACTCAAATGGGAAGACGAACACGTACCCGTGCTCGAGCGTTCACCGTTTGCACCGTTAATGACCGTACGTCGCACCAACGGCAGCGAAGCTATTCGCTGGGGTGACGGTTCTATCTGGTCGCTCATGGCAACCACGGACACTGCCGGCCACGGTGCGCAGCTTGATCTTGGTGTCATCGACGAAGCGTTCGCGCTACAAGACGACCGACTTGAGCAGGCCATGAAACCTGCAATGGTGACAAGGACACAACCGCAACTATGGGTTGTGTCCACCGCCGGCACGAACGACTCGCTGTATCTCAACGACAAGGTTGATGATGGCAGACTTCGAGCGTTGGCCGGCGACACAAAAGCCGTCGCCTACTTTGAGTGGTCTGCGCCTGATGATGCTGATATTGCTGATGAGCGGGTGTGGTCGGATTGCATGCCTGCGTTGGGTATCACTGTTCCGATCGAAGCGATTCGCAGCGACTTTGAGTCGATGCGTGAACCTGAGTTTAGGCGTGCGTATCTGAATCAACGTCAGGATCGTGCAGCTGCTGCACCGTGGCAGGTGATCAGCGAAGATCAGTGGGGCAAGTGCGCTGATGCCCGGTCGCGTATTGAGGGTCCGGTGTCGTTGGCGTTGGATGTGACCCCGTCGCGGTCTATGGCTTCGATTTGTGCTGCTGGGTTGCGTGCTGATGGTTTGCCGCATGTCGAGGTGATTGGTAATCGTCCTGGTACTGCGTGGCTGTTGGAGTGGTTTACCCCGGAGCGTGTGCGTGAGTACAGGTCGGTGACTATTGATCCGGTGTCTGCTGCGGGTTCGTTGGCCGGCGATCTGATGCGTTTGGGTTTGCAGGTGCATGAAGTGTCGGGTCGTCAGGTTGCGACTGCGTGCGGCAAGTTCTTTGATCTTTGTGTGTCGGGTGGGTTGCGTCATATTGAGCAGTCACCGTTGTCGGGTGCTGTTGCTGGTGCGAAGCGTCGCAGGTTGGGTGATGCGTGGGCTTGGCATCGTCGTGATACTGCGGTTGATGTGTCCCCGTTGGTGGCGTGCACGTTGGCGTTGTTGGGTGTTGTTGCGTCTGAGTTTGGTTCTGGTGTTCCGACGATTATTGATCCGTGGGGTGATTCTGATGCGTGATGTGTTGACCACGGTGGTTGAGTTGTTGGGTTGTGTTCTGGTTGTTGTTGGTGTCGGGTTTCTGTCGGTTCCTGTTGCGTTGATCGTTGCCGGCCTAATGATGGTTGGTCTGTCCTGGTTGGGTGCTCGATGAGTTTGTTTGCGAAGCGTGCTGTGAACCAACCTGATGCGCTGACAGTTTCTCCGTGGGTGATGGGCAATAACTGGTCTGGTGAGTCGATCAGTGAGACCAGTGCGCTTGAGGTTTCTGCGGTGTTGGCGGCTGTGTCGTTGTTGGCTGATTCGGTTGCTTCGTTGCCGATTAAAGCTGTTCGTCATGTTGGTGATCGGGTTGAGAGCGCACCTGTGCCGACGTGGTTGGATGCTTCGCTGACTGTGACCAGGTACGAACTGATTCACATGATCGTGTCTTCACTTGCTTTGCATGGCAACGCGTATGTGTTCATTGACCGTGATGGTTCGTCGCTGCCGATCTCGTTGACCCCGTTGCACCCGACGAACGTGCAATGCAACGTCATCAATCGTCAGCGCTATTACACGGTGAATGGTGGCACTGTGCCGTTCGATCAGATGCTGCATCTGCGCTGGTGGACTCCACCGCAGGCAGCTACTGGGCTTAGCCCGATTGAGATGCAGAAGACCACGATTGGTTTGGCGTTGGCTATGGAACGTCACCTCGCACAGTTCTACGGCGAAGGTGCTACCCCATCATCAGTGCTTGAGGTTGACGGTGATCTGACCGCAGATCAGGCGAAAGCATTGCAGGCGACGTGGGAAACTCAGAACCGTCGTAGGCGTAGGCCGGCAGTGTTGACGAACGGCATGAAGTGGCGTGCGATCACTAGTGACGCTGCGTCTATGGAGATGAACGCATCACGTGAGTTGCAGATTGCTCAGGTTGCGCGAATCTTTCGGGTGCCTGCGTACATGATTGGTGCGCGTGGCGAATCGAATACGTACACAAATAACGAATCAGCCGGGCAGCATTTCGTCACCTACACGTTGTTGCCGTGGTTGCGTCGCATTGAATCTGCTTTGTCGGAGTTGATGCCGAGGCCACGTGAGCTCATGTTCGATACCGCAGGGTTTCTGCGTGCTGATCAAATGAACCGTTACCGGGCTCATGGCATGGGCATTCAGTATGGATTTTTGACTCCGAACGAAGCGCGTGCGGTTGAAGGGCTCGAGCCTTATGACGGTGGCGATGAATTCGTGATGGCGCTTCCTGGTTCACCTATGGCAGGTCCTAATCTTGATCCGCCGCCTATGGGTGTTGATTCGAAACCTCCGGTCTGATGGCGTCGTACGAACCGTCTACTGCAATGGTTGTTGAAGCACAGCAAGGTTTGGATTGGCGTACCGAGTTCGGTCGTGGCGGCACCGCTGTTGGTGTTGCTCGAGCACGTGACATCGTCAACCGACGTGCACTGTCACTGCAAACCGTGCAACGCATGTCGTCCTACTTCGCACGTCACGCCGTTGACAAAGAAGCAGAAGGATTTCAGGTGAATCAACCGGGCTTCCCTTCTGCAGGTCGTATCGCATGGGCTCTATGGGGTGGCGACGCAGGCCAATCATGGTCTGCTCAGATTCTGAACAGTTTGAATGGAAGGTCGGAACCCATGAACATTGAAACCCGTGACGTTGAGGTAGGGATCTACCCGCTGACCGCACAGCAACGCGCACAGATGGAGTTTGAACAGGAGATCATCGGTCTGTTTGGTCAATACGATCAGGGCTCAGGTGCAGCCGGTGCGCACTATGCAGCCGTGTCACCGTTCGCCGCTGATGGTCTGGTCTGTTCCAGTTGCGTTCATTACGAGGGTCCGAGGGCTTGTCAGCTCGTTGTCGGCGACATCGACCCAAACGGTATTTGCAAAAAGTGGATTATTCCTGAGGCGCTTGTGAACCCTGATGCTGTTGCTCCGCCGGCCATGATGGCTGGTATGGCGTTGGTTGGTGATGTGTTGCAACCTGCGTTCTCTGACGCTGCCCCGTTGCGTTATGCGTTGATGCATGCTGAGACTCGCAAAATTAATGGGCGTGATGTTGAGTTTCGTTCGGTGACTGTTGGACCGCTTGAGGTTCGTGCAGCTGGTGACGGCATGTCGTTCAGTGGTTATGCGGCTGTGTTTAATTCTGATAGCGAACCGTTGCCGTTCATTGAGCGGATCGCACCTGGTGCGTTTAAGCGTTCGCTTAGTTCGGGTCGTGAGATCCGCATGTTCAATAATCACAACACCGATCAGGTGCTAGCTACGACTCGTAACGGTTCGCTGATGTTGACTGAGGATCAGCGTGGTTTGCGTGTCGACGCGCAGCTGCCCGATACGACCCTTGGTCGTGATCTCTCAACGCTGATTGCTGATGGAACTGTGCACTCGATGTCGTTCGGTTTCAGTGTCCCGCAGGGTGGCGATTCTTGGTCTGCTGACGGTTCGTCACGTGTATTGCGTGAGGTTGTGTTGCACGAAGTTTCTGTTGTGCAGGGTTTCCCTGCATACCCTGAGACTTCGGGTGCAAGTGTTCGCACCGATGATGATGATGTTGTTGCGTCCGCACCTGGTGTACCGGTTGCGTTGATGCGACGAAAGTTCGAACTGAACGCCAAGCGTTCAGTCGATTGACGGCTCGGGTCCGTGCCCGGAGCAGCTGCGGCTGCCACCACCACGTACACCACCCGTAATGCAGTAAAGCAAACCCCCAAACCCCTTACAGAAGGAGCTACACATGAGTGAAGAACTCGTGAAGCGGCTTGTTGAGAAGCGCGCTTCGGCGTGGGAGCAGGCGAAGAACCTGCTTGACGTTGCGTCTCTCGAGAACCGTGACCTGTCGGCTGAAGAGTCGGCTCAGTTTGATCGGATCAACGCTGACATCGACGCGCTTGATTCACGTGCAAAGACCATCCTCGACGTTGAGGCCCGTGAGCGTGCGATCACCGAAAGCCGTTCGGCTCTTGGTCTCCCGCAGGATTTCACGCCAGCTGAGATCCGTCAGGCTGAAACTGATGCGCAGATCATCCGCAGCATCGCTATGGGTGAGCGTCGCTCGTATGACTTTGAGCAGCGTGACGTTCTGACCACCAGCACTGGTGCACCGGTTCCGACGAACTTCTACGACCGTTTGGTTGAGCAGCTCGTCGTTCAGGGCCCAATGCTTGACGGCAACATTGTCACCATCCTCACCACTGACAGTGGCAACACACTTCAGATCCCGCGCACCAGCGGCTATTCGGCGCCGGTGTTCGTTGGTCAGGGTTCCGCTATTAGCGAGTCCGATCCGACGTTCTCTGCGTTCATTTCGATGGGTGCGTTCAAGTACGCTGCTACCCTGCAGGTGTCGCGTGAACTTGTTGAGGACTCCGGCATTAACCTGCTTGACTTCATTGCCCGGCAGGCCGGCGTTGCTATGGGTACGGCTGTGAACGCTGCGCTCACTACCGGTACTGGTACGACACGTCCCAAGGGCGTCGTTGCTGCGTCGACGCTTGGTGTCACCGGTGGTACCGGTGTTGCTGGTGTGCCGACTGCGGACAACCTCCTGGATCTGGTGTATTCGGTTGATACTCCGTATCGTCGCCGTGGTGGCGCATTTCAGATGCGTGGAACCACTCTCGCTGCGATCCGTAAGATCAAGGACACGACCAACCAGTACATCTGGCAACCATCGCTGCAGATGGGTCAGCCCGACATGCTCGCCGGGTACCCCGTGTACGAGAACCCCGACATTGTCGCAACTGGTACCGCTGCGAAGTCAGTCATCTTCGGTGACTTCTCGTCGTACTACGTGCGTCAGGTCCGTGGCATCGAGGTCGCACGCGACGACAGCGTCGGTTTCGTCTCTGACCTCATCACATTCCGTGTGACGTGGCGCGGTGATGGCAACCTTCCGGACACCAACGCTGTCAACCATTACATCGGTGCTACTACCTGATCACCGATCAACAGGTCGTGCTGCTCTGCGTCGTCTTGCCCGTGGGCGACGCAGAGCGCACACCACCTGGTTCTAACACTGGCAACACGGGACTACTGGAGACATCTCATGGGCAACAAAAAGAACCGCAATGCTGGTGCAAATCAACGGCATATCAACAGACCTACCGGACCCGACAGCGGAAGCGCTACTACGAGCGATGCGGGCACTACCGGTATCGTCGTCCACTCCAACGCACCCTGGGCCGGCACCGGTTACGGGGTCCAAGCCGCGAACCTCACGCGCAAAATCAAAGCAACCGGGCGACCGGTCACGTTCTCAGCTAACTACGGGCTCTACGGTGGCATCACCGACTGGGAAGGCGTCGAAGTCTTACCCAACGGGTACCACCCGTACTCCTGTGACATCCTCACAGCGCACACCCAGCACGCAGCGCAAACCACAGGCCACCGCACCGCTCTCCTAACCCTGTTTGATACGTGGGTTTATGACGGTGCGAACATTGACGGTATTGATCTGGTGGCGTCATGGGTGCCGGTTGATCACCTGCCGGTACCACCGAAGGTGCTGCAGTTCTCGCAACGGCCAACGGTCATGTCGATCGCAATGTCACAGTTCGGATTGGAGCAGCTGCAGCGTGCCGGCATTGACGCCGAGTACGCACCGCATTCGGTTGACACTGATGTGTTCAAGCCTGGTGCGACTGTTGGTGGTGCCGATGGGCGTGAGATTCTGAACATTCCTGATGATGCGTTTGTTGTTGGCATGGTCGCAGCGAACAAAGGCAGCGCACCTGTGCGTAAAGCGTTTGGTGAGAACCTGCTTGCTATGAGTCATTTCATGGCCCAACACACCGACGTGATCTTGTACATGCACACCGAGTCGCGTGGTGCATCAATGGGCATTGACTTGAAAGCCTTAGCTACAGCCTGCGGTATCCCAGAAGACCGAGTTATCTGGGTTGACCAGTGGGCTTACTACGCAGGGCTCGGTCCTGATCTTCTCGCAGCGATCATGGGTGCATTTGATGTGCACCTGTTGTGCAGTCGCGGCGAGGGGTTTGGTGTCCCTGTGCTCG